ATCATAGCCTTTAAAACCACGACTTCGTTTTATTACATGACGCCAATCCTTACCACTAGCCATACCCACCTTGATACATTCTCTTTCAAATGTGGTTTGGTTTACTAATATAACGCCATACAAGACACCCTCTCTTTCTTTTTCAGAGGGGTGGTTGTCAAAATAAGTTTGATTGTATACTCCCTTACTCAACTCTTTTCCATTTAATTATTGTATCTATCTCTATGTCGTGCCACTTTCTAAACTCGACATCATAACACATAACTTTATTATCTATTATTCTGTGAGGTAGCTCAAAATTATTTGTAAATTGTTTTGCTACTGTAACTTCTCTTTGTTTTTCTACATTTGTTACTAAGCAAGTATAAGTTAGTAATACTATACTTTCTTCCATAGCCTCTACTAATTTTTGAGTATCAACCATTTGGTATGCTCCCATCTTCTTCTACCATTCCTAAGCAGAAGTTCTCAGCTATACTTTCACACCAGCTCTCACTTTTAGTAGGATGCCACATAAGAAAACCTGAGTTACTTGTAGGAGTCTCTATTAAATGTACTCCCCAGTATCCACCTGTTTTATGTTTTACTACTGTTCCTGTTTTGTTACCTTCCATGTATGTGGAAAATATAATGCACTCGTCACTAATCATTTGTATCTCCTTTTACGAATTTCTCGTAGTCCATGTAGCCGCCAATCTTCTCACCGTCTACAATAATCTGTGGAAAAGTTCTTGCACCTGGGAATGTCTCAAACATTTCCAAGCCATCAAAGTCTGTTCCTAATTTTTTATAAGTCATCTCGTGACCTTCCTTTACTGCTAAGTTTTTTGCCATGTCGCAGTACGGGCAGTTGTCTTTACCATAGATTTCTACAATCATTATACTCTCGCTACTATTTGTGGAATAATCTCACCCGCTCGTATGACTTCTACATCACAACCTATCTCTAGGTTAAGCTCTTCGATGATTCCCATGTTGTGTAATGTTGCTCTACTAACAGTTGCTTCGCCTATGATACAAGGCTCTAGAATTGCAACTGGTGATACAGCTCCTGATTTACCTACTTGCCATACTACATCAAGTAGTTTTGTTACTACGCCTTCTTTTCTTTCTTTGATAGCGAATGAACCTCTAGGGTGATGTGATGTATGCCCTAGTTCGTGCCACTCTTCATTGTTGGCTACTCTCCATACTTGTCCGTCTTGTGGAAACTCGTCCCATGTTTTGGATAAACAAGTATTGAATCCTAACTCTTGTAAGTCTTTCATCTCATCTGCATAGTCTAATTGAACCCATGGCTCAGCGTTGTATGCTACAAAAGTTACATTTCTTTTCTTAAATTCTTGTAAGTCTTTTAGATTGAGAGAACCCGACGCATAGTTTCTAGCATTTTCTATACTAAGTGGTGCGACTACTTCTCCAGTAATCTGAACTAAGTCGTACTCATCTATACTGTTAGGTACTAATGCTCTCATCTTGTCTGTTATATCTAGACCTTCTTTACCATCTCCTCTAGTAAGTGCTAGATTTAGTACTCCGTTTATGTACTGCAAACTCACAGCAGCACCATCTAACTTAGGTGATACTACTGTGGGTAGGTCATATACAGAAGCAGGGTCTTTGCCCCCCTCATATATTTTTTATAATGAATACATGGGAAAAGCGTGAGGATATCTAACACCTGTTACAGTGGTTCCTACAGTAGTATCTGCAACTAATGTATCTTCTAGTCTATCATAGACATCATCTGACATTATTGGTGTACCTTTGTGGTACTCTACTTTGGCTTTTTCTAATAATTCTCTTACTGCTTTCATTACTTTCCTATATGTTTTACTTCTTCTTTCGGGATAACTTGGTACGCGCCCTTGTTGTATGCTATAGATACTGTGTAATTACTACTTGCTTCTTTTTTGTATGAAGAATCGCGTGCAGGAGTATACTGACTCATAGGAGCCGAAGGGTATTGTGTGGTAGTCCTACGGAATGTAGGCTCGGGAGCAAAGGTTTTCCACTCTTGTGTTGCTGTCTGTACAACTTTAGTGGCTTTGCTTTTGCGTTTACGACCGTGTTGGTCGTATCTGAGGTTGTTCTTAATAATCATAAATATATTATACTAAATTTTTAAGGAATTGTCAAGAACTATTTTTGCTAGAGGTAGATTTCATCTAGCAAATCTTTGAAATTATCTTCCAAAATTGCTTTGGATTCTGCTAGTGAGAGAATTTCTACAAGTCCTTCGAAGAGGTTTCTACTATTATCAAAGTCTAAGACCATGGTAACACCTTGTCGGGTAGGTTTCCACTCCTCATCGAAGTCCATGTAATACTTTCTCAGGGAAATATATTCAACATCACGAAATGTATTTACTACTAGCCTGACTTGGTCGGCTTCAGTTTCGTGTATGATTTTTTCGTAAATTGCTGGGGCATCTAAATCAATCATTCCTAATTACTCGGTTGAGAGGAACAATACTCGTTACATTTCTAGGGACAAGTATCCTGTAAGAATCAGTATCCCAACAGAATAATAGGACAGTATGTTGTCCTTCTTTAGCTCTATTTCTTTTACTCTTTATATATTCTGTACTAAAGTCTATAGTACATACATTATATTTTAATTTACGAGAGTTTTGGCTTCTATAGGTAACGACCGCGTCACCTGCTTCTTCCATGCGTTTTTTAAACTCACCTTTTTCCATTGTGCCTCCAATTTAATCCAACAAAAATATTTTGATTCTGTTAAATTGTGGTCAATTATTAAGGGTGAAAAAAATCTAGGGCAACAAGAGAGCCACCCTAGAGTATTATCAATTAACTACTTGTTAAGGTTTTCTATAACAGTTGTGAAGTACACAGCTGCTTTACCTGTAAGCTTAGAAATAATTGCAGAGTCGACTTCCTGACCAGCATCACCTAAGACACTAGTTAGTTTATCTTGTGCGTCTGCTACACTGACTCTACCACCACCAGTTGAACCACCACCAGATGATTTAGCTGCTGGAGTCTTTCTTACATAGACACCTGCTTTTGTTAATATCATTCGAACCCCGTTTGGTGATTCATTAAGTTCATCTGCGATGTCTTTAACAATCTCCATAGATGTCTCAGGCGTAGGTTCCGCGTCCTGATACATAGTTACTGCTTGCTCTTTACTTTCGTCTGTCCAAGGCATTTTATATCTCCGTTTAGGTTTGTTGCGCATGAACTCGGGCATTCCGAAACACCAACCTGTGGTTTCTCGCATTTGCATGTAATACCTGTCGCTCATATTTGCTATTATTATTTATTATATGAATATTATATAAAATTCATAACCAGTTGTCAAGAACTATTTTTTGGTGGTTAATCTAAACCGTTTATAGCTTCTATCTTATCGCTAGCCGTTGCTATTAATTCTATCTGGCTTTCTATAGCTTCGACTATATCTGCGTGTTCTCCAATCCCTACTGGGTTTCTTTCGTACACCTTGATGTTAGCCTTGGCTACTGCAATTTCTCCTTCTAGTTTTTTAACTAATGCCTGTAATAAAAAATTCATTTCATTGTCTCCTCTATAAATCTTCCTATTGTGTTTATTTCTTGTTCTGTGAGCTTGCCTGCTTGGCCCCACATTGTAGAACTCATTGCTCCTACCTCACCTCTATTCTTATATGTATTAAGTCTATCAACTATATAATCAGCAGATTGACCTGCTAATTTAGGAAATACTGCCATACCTTGTCCTTCTGTTCCATGGCATGCTGAACATCCTGTCCATAAACTTTTTATTGAACTAAATTCATCACCTGCTGCAAGAGCTTTCTTTGCTCTAAGTATATCTACTGAGGTACCGTTTAATGCAACATATTCTCTGTAGCACTCACCTGTGCATGAATGTCCGCCACCATATCCACTATACTCTAAGTTAGGGTAAATTTTAAGTGTAAAGAATCCAAAGATTACAGATACTCCTAGCATTGTCATTCATAATTCTCTCATTGATTATGTCTTCTATGTTTTGTTTTTTTCTTCCCAATCTTCTATGGCACTTCTTATACTACCTTCTGCTAGTACAGAACAATGAAGCTTGATTGGGGGCAGTTGTAATACTGCTGCTATCTCTTTGTCTTTTATTTGTTTTGCTTCTTCTATTGTCTTACCTGTTAACATCTCTACAAACAATGTGGAACTTGCAATCGCACTACCACAGCCATAAGTTTTGAACTTAACATCAATGATTTTATCTTCATCATCTAACTTTAACTGTAGTTTCATTACATCACCACACGCAGGTGCTCCAATCATTCCTGTTGCAACCATAGGGTCTTTCGGGTCAAATCTTCCTACTGAATGTTTCTTTGGGTTTGCTAGTACACTCTCGAATCTATCTACTACTTCTTTACTATACATATTATCCTCTCTGTAAGACGGCGTTACAAAATGACGCACAAAAACTGTCTCTTAATCTATCAGATAATAATGCTGGAGTAACAGGAATAAGTATAATCATGAAACCAATTATCATCACAAAAAAAGCCATTACTTTATTTACAACTAAAGGATTTCTAGGGTCTACGCTTTTTATTAATTTCCAGCTTGGCACATAAAGTTTAGCCATAGCTAACGCTACGCCACTTATATAAAATGCGATAAAATATTCCATGTTGTTTTCCTTATCCTTACAGATATTCCTGTAAGTGCTTTAGACTACCTAAGTCGTATGTTAATGCATGGCTAAAATACCCTGCTTTGCTTCCATCTAAATGAGGGAAGAATGTTTTGCTTAAATCACAAGGAGTTAATACCCAAAGTTTATAACAAGCACACCCATATTTGTTTAAATATAAATCACTGTTATCTACTTTTAGTATCTCTGCCATCTCGTTCTTTCTAGCATACCATACTCTTTCTCCTACTTCGAAGGAGTCAGCTACACACTGTTCTGGTATCATAGCTGCTTTGTGTCCTGCATAGTCTGTTGCAGGTAATTTCTGTGGTATTCCTAACCTTTCTATAATTGCTTTAATAAAGGCTGGAGACCTGTAGAGTGCTGCTGCGATAGTAGTAACATTATCTCCATCAATGTAATATCTTACAGTATCTCTAATCTCTTGCTGAGAAGCACCTTTACCTTTGTTCATTGCTTTACGCCTTTCTCTAAAGGATACTGTCTCTATGTGTTCTTCTATAATCTTTGCTAATCGTGTCGTATTATAACTTATGTTTAATAGACTACAAGCTTCTTTCTTTGTTATAGCTGTGTCTGCATCTAATAGGTTTATTACATGCTGAATGTTTGTTTCTGTTAAGTTTTCGTGTGATTTACTTTTAATCGCCATCAAAAAGTCTCCATACATTTTGTATTCGAGAGCTTTTCAGAAATTCATGAATTATTCTATACATTATACTCTATCCCATTCATCATCATCATATACTTGTTGTTCCATTCTATCTTTAAATCTTTGCTTCTTATCTCCTAGCAGTATGATTACATAGTGTGCTATCTTTAATAAGTCTGCTGTGTTTCTTCCATCTTTCTTGCCGTATCTCTGTGCATACTTAAGTATATTACCTATACAAAAGCCTTCTCCATGTCCCGCATCAAAGATTACTTCTGTAGCTTGTATCTTGCCATTACTGTAGTGTTGGTTATAAGTATCGTCTATGTACTTAGTCAACATCTCTAATGTTTTATCTTCTTTGAACTTGTACATTAGCTTCTAGTAATTCTCTTTTCGTAGTCGGCATAATCTTCATTCCACCAACTGGGCTTAGGGCGGTGTGACCATTTCGCAAATGTAGCCTTATCTAGGTGATAATAGTCTCTATACGATTGTATTGGATTATCATAATCTTTAAGGTCATCTGGCATAGCCAAACCGAATTGGGTAAAGCCCAGTCTCGGAATGTTTACTGTCTCAGGTAGTTTATTAACTACTTCGACTATTGACTTGTGTTGTTTGCCATATCTGTAATGGTACTCATCATTGAGTGCATTAGCATAGCAATGTGTCCACTCATGATTGTCTAACGAACATCTTGCCCAAATAGTGCAAGGGTGGTTATACATCATAGG